CCTAAAGCACCCAGGCGTATTACGCCGTGATCTGAACACCCTTGGTCATGAAAATAAGTATCTATCTGATCGAGTTACTGTGCTGGAAAAGCAGCTCAAATTATTATTGGTGCATCTTTCACTGGAACTTGAATATGTGGAGCCTACATACGGCACATATAAGATAGTGAAATTGGTTAAATAAATAGCATGAACACAGACGAAGGCCACCAACAGGAACTAGAGGAACAGGAGGAAATAGCACTTGATCCTGAGATCAGGGGTCAATTTGAACGATTTATGGAGAAACAACGCAAGGAAAGCTTACGTACCAACCAACTCGTAACCAAACTTGAACAAGACTGGTCACGAACTCAAACACGATTTAAAAAGGAGCTAAGCAATGCCAAAAGTCAACGATATGATCCCGAGCAAATTCTTGAAAAAAGAGGATGTGGGTAACGGGAAACTGGTCACGGTCAAAGCCATCGAGCAAGAAAACGTGGCCATGGACAACCAACCCGCTGACATGAAATACACCCTTGTCTTCAATGAGCTGAAAAAGCCATTGGTCTTGAACTCGACCAACATCCAATTGGCAGCCAGTATCTTTGCTTCACAAGACACGGATGATTGGATGGGCAAACCATTAGTTTTATATGTCGATCCCAATGTGTCTTTCGGTGGGCAAGTGGTGGGTGGAATTCGGGTCAGAGCGCCTAAGCCTGGTGCACAAATGCCGGAAACTGTCACAACAGAAGACCATTTTGACGACGATATCCCATTCTAATTACTGGCGGGGTAGTTAATCAACTGCCCCGCTAAAGGAAATGACATGAATCTATTTTTTGATATTGAGACTATTCCTACACAACGCCAAGAATTTATTGATGCTATCGCTGACAGTGTCACTCCTCCAGGCAATATCAGTAAGGCCGAAACTATTGCCAAATGGGAAGAAGAAAAGAAACCTGCATTAGTCGAAGAAGCGTATCGCAAAACATCCTTAAATGGTATGTATGCGGAAATTATCTCAATGGCATGGGCTATTGATGACAATGAACCAAAAGGCATTTATCGCACTCTTGAGCAATCAGAGAAAGAATTGCTAGAACAGTTCTTTTCTATCTTGGGGAAAGAGTTAAAACCAGAACCAGGCAACTTTCGCCGCCCTACATGGACAGGACATAATATTATTGATTTTGACCTGCGTTTACTGTGGCAGCGCTGTCTTGTTAATCAAGTGCAACCCACAATCAAAATCCCCTATGACAGCAAGCCTTGGGGTGATGAAGTTTTTGACACAATGAAACAATGGTGTGGGTTTGGGCAACGTATCAGTCAAGATAAACTAGGAAAAGCCTTATTCTTACCAGGCAAAGGCGATATGGATGGATCAAAAGTATGGGATTATATCCAAGCTGGGAAATACACAGAAGTTTTTGAATACAACAAACAAGATATTATTGATGTCCGGGGAATATATCGATACATGACATTTCAGGCTAAGGTGTAACGACTATGGGCATTAGTACTTAGGAGAGAGATATGGCCTTTTCAATGCAAGCATTAGAGTATGTAAAAAACACTGCCGGCAACGCTACCGTGAAGCATTTTGAAGAAGATTTTGAACCTATCGGTGGCTTGATGTGGTCTGATTTAGTCGAATCAAATCTAGCATTTGAAGGTGAGGATGGATATGTCCGATTGACAGACGCAGGCAGGAAAATGCTACAGGGACTCCCCCAATGACCAATAAACTCTCACATGATGAGATAAGGGCGCTACCCGATCGCATAGAAAGGGAAATTAAGCCAATACCCATGTGTCGTGACTGCGCAGACAATAATGGGCGCTGTCCTTATTCTGGCGAGCTGTGTGATTCTAAAGAGCGCGCCAAGGAATTATCCAATGGTGTGCGTCAACTCCTCACCGAAATCGAACAACTCAAACAGGAAAATAAAATAAAAGCGGATGCTGGCGCTGGGCTAGTAAAAACAGCAAAAGCATTGTTGAAGGAAAATGAACAACTCAAACAGGAAAAGGCGGAGCAGATAGAGGCGGCTTATAAAGAAGGTAGACGAGAAGATTTAGACTATGATGATTATTCGGAAAAAGATATTGATGAGTTTTGGCAATCCTCCCAAGCCTACAGGTCAGTGTACGGGAGTAGTGTTGATGATTAGATACTTCATATTGGGCTAGGAGCAAACCATGACCACTAAAGCCGAACGCCTCCGCGCACTCAAGAAAACCCTGGACGACCTCCTGCCCGAGCCCCTGGAGTCCGATGCCCGGATTCTATTATGGCAGTTTATCCAGGTATTCAAGGCCAAGAAACGCTATGACAAGACAAACAAGTGGTATAAGAAAGCCTGGTATGCCGCAGTGTTTGGGCCTATGGCAGTGGTGGGCTATGTCCGGGATGTGCGAGTCAATAGCACAGCGGGCAAGTTGTTGTTCGGGGAGTTTGCCAAGTTTGGGACGTTGACGGCGACATTAAAAAGGGTCATAAAACACGGCCTTGGCGAGCCAGCAACCTACTATAACGGGCTGCCTATAACATATATTGATCAAGATAGAGCAGATCGCTACAACCTCGCTATACAGATATGTGAAGTCCTTAATGATTGGGATGAAGGGCATTGCTGATGACTGAAACGACAGAGCATATCTGCACAAGAGCTGATCCATACGATCCAGGCAAGCACAAGGGCCTGCATATTGTGCATCCTGATGTTGATGTCGTGGCGATTGATGGCAGTTCCGGCTGGGATGAGCATTTAAAATGCCCGTGGTGCGGTGTTGACTGGTGGGAGGAATGCGATGACTGAACCGACAGAGCTATTGCCCTATGAAGACCCAAAGCATAAAGGGAATAGCGCAGAATATCACACAGGGGAATTGTGCGTTGAACCTGATTGCGAGCAGCCAGCGGGGACAGCATGGAGCCCTTTGTGGTGTTTTGTTCATAATGCACAAAGAATCAAAAGAATTAGCAGGCAATTAGATGAATTTATAGAAAACCGCAAGCGTAGCCTGGAACAAGAGGACTAAACCATGAGCAAAGGGGGAAATTTATCCTTGTAAACCAGATATTTTTGATCAGACCTATGAATTAGTGGACTAACTGGACAACGAGGGATCAATAGTGAGTGACAAGATTATAAATTTCCCGGATTTAAATAAAGAACTTAAAGAAACAAATTATTCTACAAGTCGAGATGGAACAGGAATAGGTGTAATTACAAGCAGAATGACCCTTGAAAAAGTAAACAAAATAATGGCGGGGCTAAGAATAATCAAAGCCATTGTAGATGAGCAGGCCGAAGATGCAGGCCTGTGGTTTCTGGATGAAACAGCATCGGAGGCCTATTTACAAATGGAATTGCGACGGTTACATGCGGCCATTGAGGCCTTGGAGGATGAATACTGACGGTCATGTCAGTCGGCTGGGTTTAAAACAATTAGTGAGTCGTCTTAATGATCATTTCCAGGGTTTCGATGCGACGCTGGCGAGTCGTCTCTCTTCGAACAAGGACTTCGAAGATCTCATTATCCCATGCTTTTAAACGGGTTTCCTGTTCCTCGGTCAACGTAGGAAGTGTAAGGGAAGGAGGAAGCGGTAACTCAGGCTGTATCGGGACCGCACAGCCACTAATCAAAATAGCGGCGAGCAGGATCAATCTTTTCATATTCGGCCTTCTCCTCGGCTGTCAGGCCTTCTAACAGGGCATCAGTTCCCGCTTTCTCCCGCTGTCTCGTCTTCTCTGAGGCCTTGTTTTTCTGGGCTAACCTACCGGAGCGCTTTCCAGAGAAGTACGTCCCTATAGCCCCTAATACGAGTAAAAGCGCACCGATGGTATAGGTGTAGAGTTTACTTGACACCAGCGATAGCATCCCGGATAAAGAGTAGGGATAACCCTAACATGAACGACTCTGCCGCAGCAGCGGGGTCCGCTGTCTCAGTGAGATAACCGGCAATGGCCCCAGCCATCATGGCGATGCCCGTCCAGTTGGTCTTGCTGTGGAAAAATTCACTCAGATTTTGCTTAAACATCAGTAGCTCCTATAACCAGGTCAACGCGCCGCCCTGTTGAATCCAGCTAGCGCCGTTATAAACAAAGGTTGTTGAGGCTTCTTGATCAGACGTGCCCGCACCGTCAGCGGCTTTTTTGTATATTGCATTCCACGTAAATGAGCGCCCGCCGGTTGAATCCTGCAAACCGTTGACTGTCATTCGCTGCCCCTTGATAGGGTTCACGGGGGCGTTCATGGTGATATCACCAGTCATCTCACCGATATTGATAATCTCGCCATAATGGGGGTTGGGCGTGATGCTCGCGGCATACGCAACATCTTGGTTCAGTCCATTGTTGACCCATGTTAAATTAAACGTTCCACCACCAATCAAAAAAGAGTACCCAGGAGGAACAGACGCATTGGTAATGGTTAAATTGACCGTTCCAGTTAATAGAGCATATATTAAATATTTATTTGTTGCCGTTATGCTCGGGTCAACGTCCCAGGTACACCCATGCAATCTAACATTAACTGTAACCCCGAGCGGTGCTGCCACTTTAATTAAGCTAATATCTGATAGAGCAGCGGAATCCCCAATAGGCTTTACTAAAAAATTACCATTATTAAAAATTCCAGTTTCTTCTGTAGATCCATCGACACCAGACCCTTGAAAAATAAACTCCGCTTTGCTTTTATGGCTTAAACAGATAAAGGTGGAACCGGTATAGGACGCTTTCCCAGCACAAATGGCTTGACTGGTTGGTTCGGCCGATACCGATGCGGAGCCGTTTCTTGATTCAATGGTTAAATTATGTCCTTCAATAAAATCCTTTACATTATTAGCAAAAGTTAACACATGGTTTTCGCCACTAAAACGGGAATCTTTAATGATTAAGCCAGCGGCATGTTTTAGGAAAGGACCATCAAACCCCTCCCCCCTTTCATGATTCATATTATAAATACGTTGCAAGTAAACAGGCGATGTATAGGCGCTGGTAGCAGGTGTGTCTAAAACACTAGCACCATCCCTCGCTGTTCTAAAATTATCCAATTCGATAATGCCTGAATTGATATCAATTTCGATTTGCCCATTGAACGCGTCTTGTCCCGTTAATCGAATGCATAAACTGTCTGTGACTATCGAGGCGTCGTCTGCATTATCGGGGTCGATGTTTTTTAATGTTCTGATAATCGGTCTGGCTATTTTAACGGTACTTGTCGCGAGCGTTTCCTTTGCTGTGATCTTTAAAATAAGACGGGTGTTTAACGTATCCATCCATTGGATGGGATACCACTTACGTTGGTTTAAGTTAGACTCAGTGCCAACACTGACAAACATATTGCTTGTCGCGATTTTAGTAATATCAACCGCATTGATGTTTGCGCTTAACGTCACGTAAGTGCTGCCACTGGTTTTAGAGGCGGTTAGTTCTGCCATTCTTGTAGTAAAGACTTCCTCCCATTGAGGAAGGGTGGCAATATAGTTTAGTGCTTCTTGCCAAGTCTGCGCCCCACCAGCGGATCCTACACTGATTTTGTCCCCAAGCTCGCCACCCGATAAACTATAGAGATCGTCTAGGTTGTCGATAAGGTTCTGTTTGCTTAATCCATCATATAATGGTCTACGAGGCATTAATAACTCCAGATATTGGGGCGTGGCCCTGTTGTCAGATCATCCAGATGTAAAAACCGCTGATCGTAATTCCCCTTTTGATTCACGCCAATACCGGTAATGCCGTACGTGGTGGCCAGACAAATCAGGACGTGCGCTTTTTGGTGATGGACGGCAATGTCTATCGCTCTACCGGTGGTATGAGGTCCGGTCTGTCCGGTACTGGAGACTTTCGCGTTGTGCTCAGGGCATCGATAGCCCGAAGTCACGATAAAGGGAAAGCCTGCGGCCATGCGGATCTGAACAATTTTCTTCATGAAATCGTCGTCCATGAGCATTTTCCCACAACACTTGCATTTCAGCTCATCGAAGGAGAAATAAGGCCAGATCATCATGCCTCCATGAAAATAAGGATAATCACCGGTTAAAGCCCCCGCCAGCGCCGTAGGCAGCCAGTACCAAAAGTAGCCCGACAAAACCTTTCCACGCCAATCCCCAGATACCTTTTCCGACATTGACGTAGAATCGTCTGACCATGCGTTTTTCCAAGCCATCCACTATCCTTTCAATTTCTTTGTCAGTCAGCATGTCAATAACCCCTCTGGGTTATACGGGGTTAAAGGGGTCGTGCTGTACACTGGTTTCGCCATTGCCATGATCCTATGGTAGTGGTGGGTTGACCCGGCCTCCCTCTGCTTAAACAGGGGGAGCGCCGGCAATTCTCTATCTGTGTAGACCGTATAAGGTGAAGATGCCGTTAGTGATATTGCCAGCGGAATTTTTAATACGCACGTCTGTCACGTCAGAGGCGACATTAAAGACCCCACTATTCGTGCCGTCAGCAGTAGATGGTGTGCCAGCACGATAACCCGAATAAACAACAGAAAGTAACCCAGAAGCGGTTACACCAGAGACAAAATCTTTGTTGGAAATAGTAATTGTCCCGCTGTAGCAACTGAGTGTGGCAGTAAACGTCGCTGGATTTAATATAATTTCTGAAGACGTTCCCGCCGGGATAACATAATCTGAAGCGCCGGTTTTGAAGGTAGATGCATCATCATCTGAATATCGTGCCCATAAAATCCCGTCCGATGACACACGGACCCGAGAATATTCGATAATGTATTTCTCATAATTACCGACAAGACTGATATCTATGTTTGTTGTTGCGGAAGAGATAATTGTCTCGGATAATACTTCTCTGCCTGTGCGTGTTGCCACAGCACCATAATTAATATGATGAATATTAGCAGACGCATCGGTCGTGACCTCATGCAGTTTTCTGTAATCGGTATAGCCTGTTGGAATATTCGCAGCAGTGGCTGATGTATCATATCCAGCATCTAATGAGCCATCGGAATCTTTTCTAATGATATGAAAATAATATGTCGTATCTGCCGCGACAGTTCCCGTAAACATGCCACCTTGATCCGTTCCTTCTGCATGTGTTGCGTCGATTTGCTTAGTAAGCCCAGAGGTTAGTTTTAATATTTTTGTGTTGGTCGAATCCGCGCACTCTCCAACACCTAAATCAATATCATGGTCAGAGTCAGTCGTATTGATAGTGGCTATCAATCCATTGATATATTCTCTAGGCGCCCACCATACCATCCCTGAACTGCCGACATTTACCGAGGGAACTTGACCATCGTTGCCTTCTACCCCTGCTAAATCAACATCGGCCCCTAAATTCACATTTCCTGCAAAATCATGAGCCCCTGTCCAATTCAAGTCTGCACCAGTAGGAATAGAATGGTCTGTTGCAGCCAATAAACCGTAACTGACAGAGCTCAACCCCGAATCTAAAGCGCCTGAATCGAGAACTACCGTTATCGTAGTTAAAGAGGTATACGCAGAGACTGTAATTACACCGTAATCCGTCCCTCCTGAATCCAATAATTTCAATCGTCGGCCGACATGGAATAGACTGGTTTGATCCCCTACAAGGGAGAAAGAGGTGGTGCTAATGAATGTCGGCGTAGGACCGGCTACCCATTCGTCAATTGTCAACGTGGCATCGTTAATCCCGGCCAAATCTTCCCATGTTGAAATCGCCGATAAAGGGGGGTCTGAGTCTGTGGAGGGGGCTAGGACAAGATCCACGGTTATCCCGCCAGACTGCCACATGGGATAAGAAACCCCCCCAGCGTCAGCCGGTTCGCCCCTGGCATTCAAGATAATCGGGTTAGTGTGACTCGATACGCCCGCTTGGTCTTTGGTGAGTGTGGTTTTTGTCGATGTTCCCGCGAGATACGAGAATAATTTGGCCCCCACGTACGGATCGCCATTAGCGTCAAGGAATTGGCGACCGGAAAAGGGATTGACATATTGAGTCATTCGTGTACCTCTGCTATACTAAGGGTATGGGAACACTTCTATTCATTATTGTGCTGTTCTATTGGCTCGGTAAATTCGAGACAGAATCGGATTGATTCATCTCCGCCAGTAGACTTGCCATCGCCGCGGCCTGAGCTTCTTTCGGTAGAGCCATGATCTGATTGAGCTTTGCGGGCGGGACTTTCGCTAACATGGACTGGTAGGGTTTTGACAAGACTCCAGCCCGCATTGCAGGTCTAGCCCCCATCGCTGCTAGCCATGCTGGGTTTCCAGTGGAAATTGCGGTCAAGCCTGGTACAGCGTAATCCATGGCCCTGAGATTTGTTGTCGTCGCTGGAGATTCCTGAGCCGACTGTTTAAACGCCCTTCCAAATTCCGCGATTTCTCTTAATTCGCCAGAGAAGGGCGCCCCTTTATCCAATTGTCTCCCCATTTTCACGGCATCCACATTGCCAGAGCCTGGGTTTAATGCCTTTTCCACGCTATACGATTTGGCAATGGTTTGGCGGGCTTGGCGGAATTCTTGTAAAAATTGCGGCCCCACCTTCTCTATATTCCGCTCCATCAATCCCTCTAATTGGTTGGCAATCTTCCCTTGAGCTTTAGCCAAAGCCTTCCCGCCTGGGTCTTTTGCTATGCCACTAAAATAGGCATTAGAATCCGCTCGTAATTGTTTAATCGTTTCTACTGTGGCTTCTGAGGAAAGTGTCTTTTTCCCGCTAAATTCCTTGACCAGCTTTAGAACGTCCTTTTTCACCAGTCCAGGGAGCTCTTTGGCCATAGCTGAATTTTGTTTAGCGATCCTGGCCAAGCTAGAATTAAAGGTTTTGTCTACCGTAAACGTCCCGAGATTTTTGGCCTTCTCGTATATTTGACCCGCCTGACCTCTCAAGGCGTTTAAGGATTCTTGAGAAAGCGGTAAATCTTCTGGCAGTCCTAGTGCACGTTTGGCTTTGATATTTGTCAAAACTTGATTTTTGACCGAGGCGCGTTGCCCTGTGGGAACGGGTCCAGCAACCCCCTCGACCGTTTGCTGGGTTTTAGAAGGTTTCGCCCTTGAAGGCGGGACGACATAGCCCGCTTTATGGGCTTTCACAAAAGCATCAGTGGGGGGGGTTCTGGAGCGAATCGCGCTCGCCGCGGTTGGGGCCAAGGCGCCCATCATCATGCCTGCCATGGGAGCAAGGGGGTTATCCGAGGCCGACTTTCCTACCACAGCGCCTGCGGCCGCGGGCGTCATTCTCATGACATTGGCGAGAGATTGTTTCACCCCCGTAGTGGGAGCGAGGGCGCCGGCCGCAAGAATACCTGTCCCCATGTGGATCTTTTGTTGTGTAGGATCAGTAGGATCAGGAGGGGTAAACACCCGTTCTCCCAGTCCTCCCTCGATCTTCTCTTTGATCCACTCAGAGCCCCCGATTTGCTGGGGTAACAGGTTGGGAGGCTCTGTGCCGCCTTTTAACGTACCATACCCCGCGATAGCCAGATTAGCGAGATTCGTGGCTGTATCCACCGGTAACCCCGCTATCGCAGGGGCGAGGGTATTGACCCCCCTAACACCGGACAAAAGGCCTTCCTTGATCTTTTGATCAATTCCCTTCTCTGGGGGTAAAGACTGGATCGCTTCCCAATCAATTCCAGAGGTGTCTTTATCTTGGTATTGTTCCCATGGCCCGCTTTGGTATTTTTCCCAGGGCTTCATGGTTTCTTCCAGCTATTAGGGTTACCTGGATCACCACCCATAAACACGTAACCGCCTTCCTTGTGTCCTATTTTCAATTTTCCTTTAGCCTCACCAAGTATCGACATAAAATCATTCATAGTATACGTTTTGCCTTTAAAGCCCTCTAGGGTGCCATTTTGCTCAAAATAATCTGAGGCTTCTTGCTTGGCCTTGGCCGCATTACCTATTTGTTGCATCAACCTTCTGACACGTTTTATATTTTCTTTTGGAGATAATCTTTTGTTATAGGCCCTAGCAATAAGCCTCTCACCCTCTTTCTCCGTGAACTGAGCGCCGAGAATTTCCCTGAGGTTTCTTTGTACAACCTCTTCAATCTGTTCCCTTACCGCAATAGCGCGAGGCTCGACAAATTGCAAAACAGGATCAGGCACATTACCTATAAATTTCCCCGTTAACTCATTGGCTGAGGTTTCCAGCTCATTGACGGCATCATCTAGTTGAGCTAAATTCTTGGCTGTATCAGCAAACCCCCCCGTTTTCCACTTGACGTATTCACCAGAAAATTTCTCATCTGTCTTTGTAAAAGCCTTCCCTCTTTTCTCGGTGGCAATTTTTTCACTAATATAGCCGGGTCTTTCTGTCGGTCTGAGCTGACGTGGCGCCACAGGCTCAGTTTTCGTGGGGTCAACCATGGTAGGGGCAACAAAGCCTGATCCCACATCAAGGAAGGGCTGGGCGCGTTTTACTTTAAGAAAATTCTCTTGTTGTTCAGGAGAGTACCCCTCCCAAGTCTCAAACTCTCTTACAGCACTTGGCTTCTGTCCCAGAGCTCTGGAAAATTCCGTTTCCATCGCCATCGCTTCTGGACCGAGACGCTGTTGGTACATTTCTGCTAGGGCATTTTGTCGATTTAACCTTCCTGGCATCTGCCCTGTTAAGGGTTGACCGGTTCGCGTCGGGCCTTGCAATTCAATACTGGGTCCAGGTTCGACATTCCTTGAAAGGATATCCCGGATCTGATCTTGACGTTCCAGCCTCTTTCTTTCTCTCATCGAGGCCTTAATGCCGTCTATGATGCTACCCACTAGGCTGCCCCCCGCTTGTTGGAAACCAGCTTTTCAGAATATTATTAAACGCTCCAGCAGTCCCTCTGACTTCTTGCGCGGTCGCTAATTTATTCATGAATTCATTTTGACCCGCTCCGGTGAGCATATTCCCCACAGCCATCCCTTGATTCGCGGCAAGATCCCCCATGGACTGGGTAGCGTCTTCGCCATACAATAATTTCTGCATCCATCGGGCAAACTCGTTTTGGTATTCTTGCGACGCCGCGCCTTGAGCGTAATCGGTCATGTCTTTGGCAAAATTCCCCGAATAGATCCCTTGCGGACCTGCGATCGCAGAGTTTTCTAAAGCCTCCGCCCCTTGATTTAATCGCCATTGATAACTGGGATCAGAAGTAATCGCGTCGGGATCTTGTCCCCACTGTTGGAAAGCGTTGAGTTGGTCCTGACCGTAATCGTATTGAGGCTGCCAATAACCTTTGGCTTCTTTAAAGCCTTGCTTAACCTTTTTTACCCCCATTGCTGCGGCTTGTGCCGCACCTCTCCGTGACTTATCCAATTCCCGCCTAACCAATCGTGGGGGTGTTGCTAACCCAGCCATAACATTCTCCTATACAATAGTTCCAGCAGCATCTTTCCAATTGGTCCCGTCATACCAGATCGGTTTACCGATTGTCGTGTCGTAATGAAAGTCTCCAGCCCGGATGCCGTTTACCTGGCGGTTGGCTGTCGTCGTAGGCCCTAAATCTCTCCTAGCCGTTTCATATAACTGCAATAACCATTCGTCAGTGGTTGATGGAGGGGAGAGCACTAATATAGCCCTTCGTTAATGCGTAACGTAGCGTTGGTCAAGGCGAGTTTCACAGGATCGGAAATAGTAATCCGGGGAACAATATCCCTTCCCTTCCCTAATCTTCTCCACAAACACCGTCTTGTATACTCCCCTGTCTTTCCCATGGGGGCGAAGATCTTATTACCAAAACTGTGCCCTGCGTCTTTAGCGAGTTGTAACGCCGCTACGGGGTTTTCACCTTGTCCAGAAGTCCCTACTCCCGCCTCAACACCCAATTCAAGGGAAGCAATCCCTACCGTTTTACGATCAAAATAAATATGTTTCCCGGTTAATTCGTAAATGATGGGCTCGCCATTAAAATCCAGCGCATCGGTGTCTAATTTATACAGATTTCCGTTTTCATAATCAGAGACGATGGTCTTATTTAAAAACTCCGTGCCGATTTCTGCTCTGTGGCGTCCACTACAAAACCGCAATTCAGACCAATAGTCGGTGGAACCGTCATAGAGCCAAGAAGTTCCTGCGGTGGGGAAATTCAATTGCAACATGGGATGGCCGCCTAGGGTAAATCCATAAGCAGTCGCATCGGACACAGAGCTGTAACCGTTGATAATGTGTTCCAGTTCAAAATTGGAGATCCTTTCAGGAGCGTAACCGGTGATTTTTATTACTATGACCTCTCCCTCGCGGTTCTTTGCTAAAAAGGCATACGTCCCCATGAATTTAGCTAACGACCATCTTGCGGCCATGCCGTATTCCCAATTGGCGTTTAAGATTCGCCCGTAAGGAAACCCCCCTCCACCGATGTTATTCCAAAATTCTGTCGTGTCGTCCCCGGCTAAAACAACAGCCCCGATGTAATTGAAGATTCTGACTAAATTATCGGGGTTCGATTCAGCCGTGGCGACATTAGTGGCGTTCCATGAGAGAGGATTGGCATTATCTCCCCCTTTAAATTGTCCTGTACCGTCTTCGTCGGTTAAGATCTTGGCCCCTTGGAATGTCACGGTATTGGGTGAAGTCGGTCTCTCCGCGTCTGCAACAGCGGCTATGGGTGTTGCGGGAGTCGTCGTGTCATAGGTGTAGATTTCCTCACCGTCCACGACAACGATGTACCGCCCGTCGTCGTGAATATCCACCCTTCCTGTCGTGGTGCCTATTGTCCCCCTGGCGGTGCGAGTGCCCGTGTTATCAATTTGATAAAATGTCCCCCGATGGACACCGTATAACAGGCTGGTTTTAGGAAATTCTCTTAACCCTCTCCAGGGGGTGTCGCCCGCATCCGTGAATAACGTGTATCCCGGTATGCCATGGATAGCGACTTCCGTTCTGTCCTTCTCTCTTTGAAACTCGTAATAACAATTGACCAGTTTATTCGCTGTGACATTCGGGGACTTCCCTTGTAATCCTAATCCGAATAAAGGAATCTCTTTTAACACTAGACCCCAGCCTCGATGTCTGACCGTCCCCGGCCGTTCAAGACGTAAGCGACTTCTGTCCCTGGCATGATGGGGATATCGTTGTTTTGTGCGATGGTGCGTCTTGAGCTGTTGGCTTCTGCCATCACAGGGGCCGGAACAGGCATGGAGAAAACGGGCTGTAAATGCACAGCAAGATTATGCTCGATCATCCACTGATAACCCGGAGGAAGGGCTAATGCCTCAGTCCCTATGGTGAAACTTTGCAAAGGTTGCCAGGTATTCAAAAATAAGGTGATGGGTGTGCTGGGAATGGGATAAACGTTAATCGTTCCCAGTGGATAAGCCCTGTCGTAAAACATATATAAAGGGAAAGTCGTTTGATCGGTTTTGCTCGCTATGCCGTCAAAACTCGCTCGGTCTTGAAGCACAACGACTTGGGAATCGATATTATGCACGTCTCGATAATACGTGCCGTCTTCAATCGTCACAGGCCATGACATGTCGATATCACCCCCCACCCCGATAGTTTGTGATTGTGTCGCGGCCGGCCAAGAGTGGGTGTTTTGCACAACATGGTAGATGAGCTGGGGATTGACCCCCATGTATTCTAACATGGAGTTAAGAATAGAAAGGCTGTCCGCTGACTCACTCGCGGTCAAGGCTTCGCCAGTGCCAATCGCCCCAAGTTTCAGCGCGGCCTGGTAAATGAGATCATTCGCTGTTGGCATGTAACTGTTGCTCGATGGTTTCGGTCTTCATCGCATGGTGAGGCTTTTTCCCAAACTTGGCTTCGTATTGCTCTGCCAAAGTGTCATCTGATTTTTCATAGCCGTGTTTCAGCCACACTTCTCTTGTGACCCGCTTCCAGCCATTCTCCTCATTGAACTTGGCCTCTTGAGGCGAATAGGCAATGTGTTTTCCATGGTCTTCGTGAATCTGATAAATCATAATTAACTCCTGATTAATGCGGAACGTTCGACAAAATCGATTTTGCGATGATGGTCATGGCTCCATTGGGTGAGTTCATTCCCGTAAGCCGGATTATCCGCGTCGTCACAGATAATCGTTTCCGTGTGGCCAAAGTGGTCAAAAAACCCCATCCTCGAACCTATCTTGCGTGGCGGGCCGTCATTCAGTCCTAACGCAAACTGGGAAGGAATATCTTTGGGCACGACATACCATTGATCCTGAATGTCACACAATTTGACATGGAAATTGTCTACACCTGCTTTGGCCGCCAACTTCTCCAGATCCTGCGCCCAACGTGTGTCATGTTCCAAACAGTAAACAGGCTCTGTCGATGAAGACGCTAGGACAATCGTAGTTAAACCCGATCCGGTCTCGATAATCGGACCATCGGCTTTCTTCCCTAATAGCGCGCACATCATCAAGACATCTTCCAAAGCGCCGTAACTGTTTCCAATATAATGTCGAGCCTCGATAAACAGAGCGGGATCAAAGTCATTCTTCTTGATCTTCTCGACCATGTAGGCCAGGGTTTCATCCCCTTGTCTGCGTAGTGCAGCAGACAAACTGTCATGGATGATGGAAGAGGCCGCGTGGCCTAACCGCAAGTCAGGGAGGACAAACAGCTTCCCGCCCTTCTTGTGCCATTTTCGACAAAAGGAAATATCCCCGCCCCATCTTGTCCCGTCTTCAAAGGTTCGCTCGAACAGGATAGGGACTTTTGACCGTCTGTCGGCCTTGTTCCAATAATGGTCAGCATCTTCGGATAAGGTTTCTAGGACATGCCGTTGGATTCGCATAAACCCCGTGGGCATACCGGCAACCTGTAATAATCCATTATCCGGCTCTGTCACGCCTGGCACCATCAGGACAGGTAGATTCTCTCTAGAACCTTCCCGACGGTAAGGATAAACTCCGCCTACTACGGCAGCGTCCGCCTGGCACAGCTTGATTAAATCGTCTGGTTTCCAAGAGACATCGGCATCCAAGAAAACAAGATCGGTGCAGTCACTCAATAAAAACTGTTGAACAACGTTATTCCTCGCGTCATCTACATGACAATTGCCAGCCAGTAAGAGATAGGCGGTTTGAATGCCTGTCTTTTCTAAAGCTTGTCGGGTTTTTTGTAATGAGAAAACATACCCCGGCGACGGGGTATCGTAGACAGTGGTACATAGTAATACCTTCTGTCCCTTTACTTTATCGCCGGGATCGTAAAAGAGGCTAGACATCAGCCCCCCGTGTTGATGAGGCCCAAGTTGGCCAATGCAGCATATAGCCGGTCAATCTTGGTCTCGTTGAGTGCCGTGGTCGCTGTCGTGGTGCCCACAGCAGTGATAGCGGCTTGGACAACAGGGGTTGCGCCGAAAAATCCTACCTTTTCGGTAGACGCCTTGCCGACTTGCACCCCATCAGGCGAATTGTAACTCGCCTGTTCGTACTCTGTTGGTTGTGCCATGGTTATCTCCTTAGCTGGTAATACGGCAGCCCCATTGGGGACGAATCGCGGCAAACCCGTACAATATATCGATACGAGTGAGCAATTCATCGTTACGGATGTCTGATGCCTGCCAGACGCGGATACTCAAATTGTCGTAGGTTTCAACCACACATTTAGCCGCATCGGGCATCATGGGCAGTTCAGCCGTGGCAAAGGTGTACGCGTCCTGGTGGTACATCAGATTTTGGACATACCCAGTGGAAGCCGAACCCACGAGCGTCACGACATCACCATCGGATGGCATGTGATCCACGTTCTGCTTAGCCCCCGTAGCGTAGATCGCTGGCGAAAAGGTAATATCCGCCTCGTTACCGGCAATCGTCCCCACAGCGGTAATCGTGAATTGCTGCGCATGTTGATAGGATTGTTTGGTTTCGGGGTGCACTTGCAACACATCGGCAAAGGTAAAGACAGAGCCCACGGTTGCCGTAGTGCCTAAGGCATCCATGTGGATTGTGGTTGTTCCTTCCACCAAATTCGTGGCGCTAGGTTCATCCACAGCCCAAGCCACGTCATCACCATTGGTCATGGTCCACGTTCTCTCATTCTCGTACCAATCGGCCATGGCGGTACGACCCATCATGCCCTCACGGTATTGAGATTTGATCTGCGTGGAGTCCTGAAACAGACCCTTTAGCCCATTCACCATCCCACCCATGGTCACGGAATCCGCCTGAATACAACGGTTCCCGTCTTTGGGAGCGAGATTTTGATTGAGCTTGGCCCTAGCCGCCCCGACTGCCGCTAAATCAGCGGGAGGAGTGCCTGGCGTGCCGGCAACGTTATACGTCAGTTTAGTACAGCCCTGGATAACATCAGAGTCAATACCAGAGACTAAAACAGCCATGGCCGGTTCAAGATGGAGTTTGGAGAAGTTTTGCAGGTCTAACGACAATTCTCGTGAATTGACCCGCATGTCCACACCGTCTTGTGTTGCAGTGACGAGGGAGGTGTTTTGCTCCTCCATGTTTTGTACGTCCATGACTCGGGAGCCTTGACGCCTTACGTATTGCGAAGGCAGACGAATGCGCAAAGTGTCGCCGATCTTTCCATCACCTTTGTACGATTCATCAAATTGCCGATTTATCGTACCGGTGAAAGTCGCTTTTTCATGCGCAAGTCGAAGAGCCTCCTTGGTGATCATATCGATCGTTAGGAGTGAATTAGCCATAATAAGATCCTTGGGGGGCGTTAGCCCCGCTATCGGAGTAGCGCTGTCTCACGACAGTGCGTTGATTTATCGCCCTAGCTGCTTGTCACGTTTTTTTACAAAATCTTCATAACTCTCTTTGCCGGTAATCTCCGTGGAGGAGGTTTTACTCCCTCCTACGGGTTTTATCGGTGCAGGGGCAGCCGAGGCGGTGGCGGATTTCTTGGGCTTGTCCATTTTGGCCTCAAGCTTGCCAATTTCCGCAACCTGTCGAGTGGGTGAAAGCCTCGCAATTCTTGCCGCTTCCTTGTGATTATTCCCAAGGTAATAGGCGGTTTCAGTGCGGATTCGATCATCGTCAATTTCAATAAGTGCAGTGGCCATTTCATTAGTCAATGATCGTGGCGGAATACTATTGATAACATCGACAAAGTCATCGTGAGCTTCACTTCCAGACTCAAAGAACTCCTCTATCCCCTCTGGGGGTTCAGATGCTTTTTGGGACGGTTGTTTTTGGGTCTGGGCGTCTTCACGATTTGCTTCCGCTAGTTTTTCTCGATAATCGTACTTAGCATCGATGTATTCGTCTAGCGTGTCGAAGTCGTCAGCTTTAGGACGAACAATTGCCGCTTTATTTTGGGCAGTAGATTGTTTCTCCACTAACCCAATAAGCTGGTCAATCTTCTTGTCCTGTTCTTTCAGCCTTCGGTTTTGCTCTCGCAATTTATACGACAGGTTTGCTTTGTCGGAATCGCTCTTTTTTGGCGGTTCCTCAACCTTCTCGGTATCCGGTTTTTCCTCTTTCGAGTCCTCATCGGTGGGAGGGTCTTTAATTTCTTTAGCTTCTTCGATAGCTTGCGCATCACCTTGCGGTGTTTCATCTAGTACTTCGTCTGCCATTATGGCCTCCAAACATCGGGTAGGGTTTCCCCATCTCTAATCGAGTAACATCATCATTATGATAAGGTTGTCTTCCTCGTCATTTAATGCCGTTAAGATCGCTTGTTGTTCTGCGATCTCAATCAGCAATTCGGTCAATACTTGTTGGCGTAATAGGTAGGCCAGTTCTTCATCTAAACTGGGTTCTATCTCTGACTTAACGTCTTTTTTAAGCTCTTGGGCCTTTTCCTGTTTGGCCTCTATTATTTGTTCGGCCTCTTCTTTGGCCTGTAATAATTCTCTGTATTCTTCCTCTAATCTTTTGAGTCGGCGTTGTTCAGAGAGGGTGCCGGGGATATAAACGTGTTCTTCATAACCACCTGAGGGTCTTTCTTCAACTGATACCCCACAAGGACCAATACCCTGTAACGCTAGACAGCGATGCCCGTAACCTACCCCTTGCAGGGCTAGCGCTCGGCTCATCCCGTTCTCGTTACAGTCGTAACATTCCCAACAGTATTGACTGTCTGTGTAATGGTGCCAGCGGTACGTGTGTTCGCGTCGTCATCGACGACAAGCGAAGTACCTGTTTTCAACCCATGTAAAGACCTGACTTCATCGGTTCTTGTAAAAAGCGTATCATCATCAAGATTATCCAATACACCATTATTGACATGCTCGATGCCGCCATATAATCGCGCATCGCCACCGGTGCACGTTGCATCAAAGGTTATTTTCCCGCCAGCGCCAGCCATTTCGACCAAGCCTCCCGTGACCATGTTTTTGATTAATATTCGACCCCCTAACCAGCCTCTGATAGACAGTTTTTTGGCAATGCTATTAAAATCTATCGTGACTTCCTCGTTGGTTTGCTCAACGGCCGTATAAGATTGCTTAATGATGAGATCGTTATTCATTACAATAGGGCCGAATAAGATACAATTATCAAACTGCCCATTAGCATCGGTTACCGAATTGACGATAGAACCGATAACTTGATTCGTGTCTGTCATTTGGCCAAAAATATGTGCATCAATAAACCTGCACTCTGTGACATCACAGGTTGGCTGTAGGAAAATAAACGAATTGTGAACACTGTCACCATAGAAGCTATTACCGACAGAATGATCGCCAACCACAAATATGGTGGACATCACGTAGATATTTTTAAAACCTTTTTGAGCCAACAAGTCGAGTACGTTTTGCTCTGTCTCAACAGGAAATTCACGCACGCCATAAGGATATTCAATTGAATCTGTCCCTGCTGCTGGATCCCAAGAAACGCCAAGACCGTCCCTGCCAATAAAGGTTGTGGCTTGCAGTTGCTCCAGATTTGCCACTGTTGAATCCACCAAGTTAGATACGGTGGCTTCTAAAAATACTGAATAAGTCCCGCCTGTGGGCTTAATATAGGGACTTGTGCCATCGACAGAATAAAGATTTCCGGTGACAATTAACCTTTGGTCAGCGTCATAAGGTTCAATCTTCCAATCAGATCGTAAAAAATAAGTGTCGCCCAAAAATCCTGTGGGCGTTGGATTGCCGCCAAGCGCGCTGAAAGGTGGTCTGACCTTCCGTAAAGCAGGGGTGCTTAGCCAGTCCTCTTTCTGATCACCGTAGAGATCAACCTGAACATCCAGATTGACGATACCGTCCCCGTCCGGTGCCTCGGTCAATTTAATAATCCGTGTCGTGGCGTTGAATGTCGCTTTAGCACCCATTTATTTCTTCCGTTGTTTCTCGATCTTTCTCCTGACATGAATATCGGGATAGGTCACTTTCCCACCGGGTTCGACTTGTGGGAATTTCGCCCTAACCACGTCTTGCCATTCCTGTAATAACGACTTGTCACGGTGCACGCATTCATAGGGTTCAGTCTGTGAAATGTCCCAGATAATCCCAAAAAAACGCCAACCAGCAAACAGAGGGTCGCTCTCATACTTCTTGATGAAGTCTGGATCGACCTCGGAGGCCGGTCCTCCGTTGGCTTCCGTGGCCAATCGATACAGTTTGTATCGGATCTCTTTGCGTTCCCGTCGCATTAACATTCCCTCTGGCGACAAAGCCTTTACAGTGCGGTGGATTTCTTTGGGCGACAGTTCGTCCAATTCCAGGTCGTCGATCTTTTTATCAAGCGTTGACATAGTTCAGCTCATCATTGGGGTTCACGGCGATATTCTGTCCCACGGCTGCAGTGATGGTATGCGTGGCTTCGACCCACTCCGCCCCGTCTAACGCTTGAGCGACCACCGTTATCGGGGCGTCCGTGTTCGGTGTACGTCCGCCTTGGTTGTTATTGGTGTAGTCAAAGTCCCAAGCAATTGTCGCGGCGGTAACTTGTCCCGAGATGTCCGTTGCAGAATTGTCATCCACAATGATCGCCCCAGGAGACTCAAAGGGATTCTCCAACACTGTAATAGACGCGGTCTCGGTGACTAAAGTCGTGCCTTCCTGATGGGTGATGTTCATCGTGTTGGCACCCGTGGTATTCACTAAGTAAAGTCCATTGTTTCCTGCATTGGTCACAAATGCAGACAAGTCTATGTAATCCGTAGCGACAATATGATCCAGGTCTGTCCCCGCCCAAGTCAGATCCCCTGTCGCTCCTGCACTCAAGGTTAAGGTGTAGCTGCCGGTCGTGGTCGTGATATAGGTATGGTAGGCCGTGTAGTAGGTTTCAGCGTCCAGTTCATCCACGATGTTAGAAGCAAAGTTCAAATTCCCAGCCGCGACAAACGGGAAGGAGACTGGTGTTGCACCCGGTGCGACGGGAATGCCGTCCGTGTCCACGCCCCCCGAGTCCACAACGATAGGTTGGTGCTGGATGACGTTGGTGGAGTTGGCATCGAATCCCCTAATGACTACCCCGGGCTCCATGATCATCGTATCGCCGGTATACGCATCCAATAAATAAGCGACTTCACCATTCACTGTACCGAAACCGCGCTGGTTCACTGAGGTCGTGTCGTTGGCGTTAATATCGCCGGTTTGACGCAGTGACCACATATTGAACTCGTGGGCCTCTTCATCCGTGCCTGTCGCTGCGGTCACAACTCGATTGAATGCGTAGTAGGTTGACCCTATCAGCTCTTCACCGTTGTAAGATTCAAGGACAGCAGTACCACCATTTGCGGTATAGTCTGCCGCGCCCGAGGCGTCCACCGTTCCACCCGTCACTACGAAGAACCACCGTCCCGCACCGTCTTGTAACACTTCGTCAGCCACGTAAGTCGTGGCCGCCGCTGTGTCGAAGGTCGTACCTTTAAGGTAGTTCACCTTCATGTTGGTGTAAGGTGTCGTAGTCGAAACGGTGACATCGGATGCGGTGACTTTCGCATCATTACCGTTCAACAGTGGGAAGGAATAGGCCTGGTAGGTAATCGCTGCAATATCGTACTCGGATAACAGATTGTATTCGGCGTAGAGTTTCCCTTGTTCTCTCAAAAAGGCCTTGAAGTATGTCGTGGCGCCGGTAATGTCAACGTTCTCATTCATTTGACCCGTTTTATCAAAATCTGTCGTGGTCGCGGTAAACCCGGAGGCTTGGACGTAATACGCTAGATCCGAGGCGTCATCGTCCGTTTGACTCAAAGAGATCATGCAGGCGTTTTCATTACTGGAGACTTGTTCTAAAAAGCCCGCATCCCTCATTAGGTCGCGGGTCTGCGCATCAGCAGGCGCCCAGCCATTCACCCATATAAAGGAACCTTCAAAGATCATCTTCCAGGGGAATCTGAAACGTCTGAGGGTGGCGGCATCCGTACCGTTTAAGTACTCTTCTTTCATGAAAGAATACCCGGCACGTCCTGTCACACCGGAAGTCTTACCGGGTGCGGTGTCGTCTAAGTTCCCCGCGACACGAAGTTGAACGGTTTTAGGGCCAGTGAGGATAACCATTTCCTCGGTCGTCGCACCGGCTGCGCTGGTTGCATGGACATAAACCGATAAACTGTCTGGATCTGTGATTTTAGCCATTTACATAACCTTATGGATTAACATAATTGGGATCATCCACCGCTTGCACCTTAATAGAGCTGTCGGCATTGGGCAGCAGTAAATCATAAATGTCGGATAAGTTAGGATCATAGGCCAAGGCGTTAAACAGAATATCGACCGTCTCCCCACCACCATGCGTATAGGTCGTACTCCCTGACGTCACTGTACCGTGTTGCAATTCCGTTCGAGTAGAACTGTTCACGATAGTGACGTTTGTGGGATTAGGAATATTGGTCAGTGTTAGGACAAAGGACGCGACGAACAAATGATCCGCATTTGTACCCGTATTGTTACACGTCGAAGGATCGGCGCCGTTGGTTTTATTGATAACCAAGACTTGAGTGGCGGTTCCCGTCCCACTTCCAACACCGGTAGCCACGAACTTCGTACCAATGTTGTTATCTGCTGAGCCTATTAGTGTGAAGTCTGTCGTACCAACTGTTAATATCTTATATCCCTCATTCACCACGAATGACCCAGCGGTAATGGTTGAGGCATTCCCCGAGTTCAAAACGTCATACGTGTTGCCGGAGAAAGTCAGGTTGTTATAGGTCGATGCTAAAGGTGAGGCGTGTTCAATCCCCGCCCCGGTTGTGTTGGCGATAAACTTGGAATTTTGTATATCAATGTTCGTGTTCCACAGTAACGCGGAAGACGTGTCAGAAGTCTCCGCGAATACCGCATTTCTGATTACTTGCGCGCCGACAGGATCGTATTGCGCACAGCCTGCAATACTAATCCCCAGACCTTTATGATCTGAATCATTACCGCTATTTAGAACGCCAGTAAGATTAACCAGATTTGTACCGTACAACGTCGAGACACTGGCTGCGTTATTCCCTCCATAGAGATCCAGGTAATAATCCAGATCAGCCGCCCCTCGGATATTTGATCCACTACGGCCCGCGTCCGTTCCGACGATAACCCCATCACTGAAAGTCGTGGTATAGGTGGTGTGGTCTTCAATATTGATCCCTGCAATCCCTACTGGCATGGTCGAGGCCCACACACTGCCCGTCCAGAACTCCGATTCACCCGCCTGGACTACCCTTCCACTATCCGTAAAGCTTACGACAGCCGTTTGACTCGCCGCGTCACCGATATTCAATCCGCCGTATTGATAATAAATGCCTTCCCGCTGTTCAAATACCGGCCAACCTCTGGTGGAGTAATCGGTAACGTAATCGACGACTTCTTTAATTCCAGTGGTGCTTGTTCCTGTGACTCTTAACCCCGATCCGACAATGATCATGTCAGTGAAAATACTGTCAGCACGCGCGGAAGTAGAACAGTCAATCCATATCCCTAATGTACGAACGCTCGCAATGATGCTCGACTGTGTACCGTTGCTTCGTGTAGGGGTTTTGTTGACATCTAACGCAAAGACTTTCCAGCGCCCGTTCCAGCCGTTCGTATCGTCATTACCCGCTATGAGATAATCAAGGTAGTTCGTGGTGCCAGGAGACGATGACGAAACGCGTAAACAAAGACCGTAATTGGCTTTGGTGTCCAAAGTCCCTAGAGCGGTCATAGATACAAGGAAATAAATCAGTTCGCCTTCTTCGGTCCCACCACTGGAGAAATCCAGCTCATTTCCCGATCCAATGTCGTACTGATGAAAACCTGACTTAGAGGCGTACTTCCCGCCGATGGATACGCCATTGATCAAATACACGTCATTCGAGACAGAAATTGTGCCTAACCCCACCTCCGACCACGTCCCACCAGCGGTGTCGCTTATCGCATCGGCATTCGCTATGACTCCTTTCCCTTCGATAGCGATCGTCAGGGCCATTTACACGTCCCAGCCGTCTCTGGCGTTACTCACAGCGGTTTCGGCAGCCGTATCGATCTCGAACACTTCCCAGGTATCCGAATCAATATTGAAATGGAATACCGCATCACCGAAGTTTTTACTCACTGATTCAAATTTCTCCGCTACCAGTTGAAATTCACCGGGGACCAATCCTTGCTCGTTGTAGGTATTACCTGAAAACGCCGTGATGCAGTTCGCCCAGCGCCTCGCTGTTGTGCTGATTTTCGCCGCCCGACAGTCTCCGGTCGCCGTTAAAATCTCATTGGTTTCGTGGATCGTGACATTGGTCGCCGCCACGCCTCCGGTCGTACCATCACGCTGGCCAGTAATATGCCCTACCTGAATCGTCCCCGAGGCGTCTTCCACAGGCCCGTTCGAGCCAAAGGCACAACAATGAATCGTATCGGCTTCGGTGGTGGTTAAGGCGATACCCGTGGTGGGATTGGTCGTTGAAGCTTGAGCATTCCCCTTTCCCACGTCTCTGGGGCCGGCTTTTCCGTAATCACTGGCAAAACACGCCCTAGCGCTCAATGAGGAGGCCCAGGTATAGGTTAATGTCCGGCTGTTGGTTTTTTCTATAATCGCTCGGTATTGGGCAGTGGTAATGCCTGAGTTCAATTCCGAGGTCCGTGTATTCGCGACCAATCGTAATGACCGGCTACCGAACTTTACGGACTGGGGATGCTCCATTGCTGTGCCAGTCCCTGTTCCCACACCGGTCGCGGTGAACTCTGTCCCTGCAAGGCTGTCCGCCGCACCGATCAAGGTGAAGTTTGTCGTCCCAGGGACCAATATGGTGTATTCCTCGCCCACCACAAAAGACCCTGCTATCACAGAGCTCTTATAGGTAACAGCGGAAATAAGCAGTGAAAAGGCCACGTCCATCGAAAACGCTGAGGGACTTAATGTCGTCCCGGAGACTTTCGTTTGTGCCGTGCCTTTAGCAATAGGAGCAATAAGTGCCATCCCTGGTATACAACCTCCATGTCTATTGGCCGATCCTGGCCAGGTATTTAGCTAGATTGGGTTTCTACAGATTGCCCGGTGATTTGTGTTCCATCAGGTTTCGTGAAGGCAAACTCTTTCTTCACAGGCCCTTGCTTGGCATCGACATTAACGACAATCGGATTAGCGCCCAATTGTTGAATATTGGCGTTCATGGCTTCCAGAAGCGTATTGATTTGTTCCAATTGCTCGTTTTTCTCGCCCTCTTCCTCCTCTGTGTCATCGTCAGACTCGGAGAGGGCATTGATCTCTTCTTTGATCTTGTTCGCTTGGACTTCAAGTTTTGCGGCAGCGAGGAGGGCTTGAGCGTTGGCTACCTTGATGTCTGAGGCGAGTAACTGCCGCTGATGTTCGATGTCTTTCAACTGAGATTCATTTGTAATGCGGTCTGCATTGACCTCCGTCGCCTGGGTTTCGACTTCTTTCTCCGCATCCATCAAGTCTTGACCACGCTGTTCCAGCATCATGGCCTGCTCTTCGATATGTTTCATCATGGCTTGGATTTTGGGATCGACTTCGTCCCCCTTTTCGTCCAAAGCCTGGATTTCAGGCGGCGCCATAGCCTTTAAGCGTTTCGCTATCTCTTCCGAATACGGCCAATCCGTCGCCTTAAAGAACAAGTCTCCGATGATCGGGGTGAGATCAGGCGACCCTTGCATGACCTGAGACATCATTTCCGCGCCTTCTTGTCGTTTGGCGGTGTAACTCGGGCCTGTAGCGACTGTCACATCGTACTTACCGACATTCAGGTTATAAATAGACCCGATTTCCTTTCCTTGTTGGTCTACATCAGGGGTGATAGCTTGCTCTTGATTGGGGTTCAATTTCACCATGTCCGGTTCGCCATCTTCCCCGAGGATTCGAGCGACTCGCTCCGTGTCATAGACCTTGGGAATCCATTGGATCAAGATCCGGCCAGTGTGTTGGATGGATCGAGCGAGATTATCCGGGAAATGATAATTCCCGATCATGCCCTGGATTTTCTGCTCTTGTAACGCAATTCCAGACTTTTCTTGTGACTTCGCTCCGACTGAAGGACCGTACATCCCGTAAGAGCCTTCAACACCGTGTTCGGTATATTGGATGACCTGATGCCAGCCTGGCGACATGCCGGCAGGCGTGGTCCGAATAGGGGGGTTGATGGGATTATTCGCATCATCAAACCCGTTGTATTTCAATACCCCGATATTCTGGCGATTGGCTAATTTGTATTCATTTTCAAAGCCTTTAATGGATTGGGCTTCGGCCAACCACGGAGCCTTTGGAGCAAGGGCAACGGTCTCGATAAACCCCGCTATCGAGTAGTTATGCAATCGTTGTGCGTCCATCGCCGCCTCGATCGCACCCGAGAGACGGCACGTGCCGTCCGGCATGAAGAGCTCATTCCCCACCACTTTTACGACAGGAATGTACGTTCCTAGCATGTCCGCTTTTTCCAATATCTCCTCATTGGTCAATTTGTACCATTTGACGGTCTTGACCTGGGTTGTGCGAGATTGGACGGGTTCGGGCGGAGGAATGTCTTCAGCCATTTCTGGTGGGATGGTGGCGTATAAGGCTTGGGCTTGTTTTAAATCTTCGTCTGTTAAAACAGCCCCATCTTGCATTTGATGGATGGTCGTGGGCTCCTCATCGACCTTCATGTACTCCGCAACACGGACTGTGTCCTTTTCCGACCAATCGCTGGCATTGTCGAAATCAACCTCTTTTGCCTTAGGGTATTCCCGTTTAAAGTCGTCTCGCTCCATGTCCTCCCATATAACGGCTTCTTTACAGTCAGCGCCGTCAGGGTCTGTATGGGGTCCCAAAGCCACGGAGAAGCGGTTAGGGACGCGTACAATGCGAATGGCTTGATCGAAGGACATATCGTCCTCGTATTCCGTGAGAATGCGCCAATACCCAAAACCCCCATCGATTGCCTGCTCACCGGCATAGGTGTAGGCCTCAATCGCGTTAGAGGCGTCTTCAATGTGGCGAATGATCCCGGTGAAGGTCTCAGCGACTTTGGGATCGGCATCGTCATCGACGGGCCTGACCTTGATTGCAGCACGGTTCTGTCGCTCTTCATTGACGATCTGCCGGGTGTATTGGTTGGTTTTATCGATCACCGGACACGGTCGGGGGCCACCGTCCTGGTTCTTGCCTTCCCGGTCTTCCTTGATGGCTTGGGGCCACTGTTCTAACGCACGGAAGCGAATCGCTTCTTCAGCGCGGCTGATATTGTCGTATTCGCGCTCTCGAAAGCGTTTTAGGCAGTCTCGGGCGTCCTTAATAATCCGTTCTGTCTTGGTCAGCCCCTTGTCTTCGTCCACTATGAGAAACGACCCAAAGCAATGACTGTTACACCGGCTGCTGTGGTAATCGCCCAAGGGCCGGTTTGGGATGTCATATTGAGCTCAAGCGGGTACGTACCAATAGCGGTGTTTGCCGCCATCAGAATAATACTGGTGCTCCCGTCAATCAAAGTGACTGTGCTTGATGCGGCCGTACCTACTACGATGGTTAGGCTGTGTAGGTAGTCGTGTTTAGCCCCCGCCTTTGTTGCTCCGGTTAAGTCAAAGTTGATCTCTGAGGCACCAACCGTCACATAGCTATACCCTTCCATTATGAAAACCTCCCCACAGCGATCACACTGGACAGCGTGTCGGTTGTTATTTGCCAAGGGCCATTTTTTGATGTCATTTTTAAAAGTATGGAATACGCACCAATAGGCGCACCAGAAGCGATAATAGGGATTGCTGTGCCTGTCCCGTCTTCCAGATTCACTGTATTTAAGCTAGTAGCTTGTGTCCTAATAATGAGCCGATGCAAATAGTCGCCTTTTGCCCCTGCTTTGGTTGCGCCGGTTAGTTTGGCGTCCGTCTGCGAGGCATCAACCGTGACATAACTGTATCCTTCCATCAGTGCAGCCACTCCTGTGTGTTGTAGAAGTCCACGTACATTTCATTCATAACGTCCTCGATCTCAATAGGCAGAGGAATGTGTGGATCTTCGTTGGTGATTAAGGTGCCCTGTGTGGTCAATAGATCGATGGTGACCTGGCACATAGGGACGATGTGGCCTAGGGAATAGACTCTCATGACAGCAATTTGCCCATGGAATATACAAAGACAGTGAAGCTCAGAGACATCATGAATATTAAAAACATCTCATACGCCCATCTTGTCAAGGACCACCAAATCCGCTTCCATAAAGGAATATGCATTTGAGTCAAAGAGAACTGCACTTCTGGGCGGATAATCTTACAGCCATAGTTCATCTTGATTTCGCTCATCCCATCCACGCTCCAGGTCCGGTGTAGTGAGTTCTCATGGATTCTTCCTTCTTCTCAGGTTTGGCCTCGGCACTGATCGCCACGGCGAAGGCTCTGAAGGCATCTGCACCGTGCGTCCAGACATTGGCTTGGGGCTTCTTGCCTCTCAGGCCGGTGTCCTCATCGATCTCATAGACGTAGCGGTTCAAACACTGACGGAGATCGGAGGTCTTTTGGTCGTCAAACCACAGCTGCCCGAAGATGGTCTTAGCGGCGTTGATGTCGTTGCCGATCTTAGGGGTTCTAGGGAGGACTCTGACCGTTCGTCCTAGCTTGCTCATGATCAATTCTACCGTTCGTCCGCCAGCGGCGATGTTGGTGGACTTCGCATCGTGCGGTAGCCAGTCCGTGCCCCAGACGTAGCGTTTCTTCTGGAGCTCTGCAATATACCAATTGACTGAGTGTTCGGCGTCTTCCAGGTAATCAATGAGGTGATAAGCGTTATTCACAGCTTGCGCCATGATTATCGCGGTTCTTCCAGTGAGAGAGTTCCAACCCAAGTCCCAAAAGGTGTGGACCGGTCGTGTAGGGTCATAGGGAATAGTGGTGATACGGTTTTCGAGCTTGGCTTGTCTAAGCTCTTTAGCGAATATCGCACCATCCAAGACCTGTCTGCAATGGCCTTCCCATACATGGAGATACGCATCGGGATCCCTCTCCTTGAGTTCAAGCATTTCCTGCATCAGGACATCAGGAAACCACGGGTTATCCTGCCAGTTCATCTTGACGACTATCGAGTCTTTGGGTGGATTCAAGACCAGTCTGCGGTAGGTTTCGTCCTCCTCCAGCTCAGGGTTGAACGTGGCCCATATTTCTGACCCTTCCTTGCGAATGGTCGGCACCAGGATTTCCCACGACTTCTTGGAAATAACCTGAGCCTCTTCCAACCAGGCCACGTCAGCCCCTTCATAGGACTTCAGTTCAGTGATGTTGTGCTTGAGGCCGGCGAAACCGAAGGCTGTCCCGTTTTTCCCTTGAATGCTGTTCGCCTGGATAGTGTAGTAATAACCGAGATTTAAGGCTTGGATCTGATCCGATAAGAGCTGATGGACCGAATCCTTGATCGATCGCTGTAATTCTCGTGTACAGAGTATTCTTGTGGGCTCTTGTATGCCTCGGATTAACAGAGCACGGGCAAATGACCATGACTTTGTACTGCCGCGTCCTCCGTAGGCTGCCTTGTAACGAGACTGCTGGCCTAGGAGGAAATCAAGTTTTGCTGGCAGCTTCGCTCTTAACATACTCAACAGTCATAGTTAGCGCGAGCTCGCCATCGTCTCCAGTGCCTTCAATAGCTTGGACGGGTTTGCCGTCTAACCGATCACCGATCTCTTTCAACGAGGCTAGGTCACCTTCCGCCCCTTTCTCCACGAGCTTCTTGGCTAATTTATTAAGCGTCTTCTGGTCTTTATCAACAACCGCTCTGCGAATAGCGTCAGCCCATATCTTGCCCTTCTTTGCATTCTGGTTGCCAGGTTGTCCGCCGCCTTTATCCACTTGATTCGACCATTATCTTCATGATTCAAATACTTTTCTTTCCACCAATTCAATCTCATACACTCCCAGCCCTTTAATCCTTACTTTATCTCCGCTATTTATGGGGCCTTTCAATATGATAGGGGGGGAGATTGAATCAATAATTGGCTTGAGGTATTTCTTCCCGAACTCGTCAAGCGACAGATCAAGCATACGGTCATCAAATACTGTCCCTTGTTGTATCCCCTGATAATTAATAACTAAAGCAGTGTCGTATTTGTCGGGGAGTAGGTTCACAGTTAGGTCAGAATAAGTCTTTTGAAGCTCCTCTGTGTTGTACCCCCTAGATTCAGCTATTCTGAGGGTAAGTTCTCGCTTGATCATTTCAGCAGTTATTTGTGTGTTGCGGGGTTCTTTTTTAAAGAGACTTAGCATATCAATACATCGGTTTCTTTCTGGGTTTCTTGGGCGGTTTCTTCTTGGTAGGTTTCATATAGTTTCTCGCTATGGTTTCACGTGGAACAATAGTTTATTTCAATCAATGTTGGGTGATTAATGGGTGACAATTTGTATCACCTATGCTATGCTGTATTCAATAGCAGGAGCAAGACAATGACTAATCACCAATTCGACAAACTTATGGAAGTGTCGCCACATAATCACTCGGCACCTGTCTTAGAGGCTTTACGCCTTGTCCTAGTACAGGGGTTGACCACGTATAAGGCGGCACAGCAGATGCGTATCGATAGACCTGGGCTGTCACGTGCCTTGCGTCAATTTCCTGCTGGCATTTGTTCCAAGTGTCATCAAGCCATTTTACCGGGAGACTGATTATGAGATATGTACCAATCATTTTAGCCGTGCTACTCGCTGCTTGTGGGACGGGTGAAAACCCAGACAGGGTGTGCAAGGAAATGCCCGATCTGGCGTGGGTCAATCCTTCAGCCACAGAGGCGATAATTCTCCATGAGGGACATAATGGCCCTTATAAAATGGATTTTAGGCGTGAATGCCAGGCGGAAATGTTCCAAGAGGCTGGCTTTAGCGTCTTCGGTATGAATATGCCGGAGCGACCCCATGAAGGATTACCTTTGACTGATTTCATCGATCCTGTTTTGGTCAAATACAACGACCTTGTATCCAGAGGGTATACAGAAATCCATATGGTCGGTCTATCCGGTGGTGGCTTTACCACTACCATGTTTTGTACTGAGTACGGTCCTAGTCTGGATCTATTGGGCAAATGTTATTCTGTGGCCGGCGGTACGACTCTCTCTATGCGTCAAGGTGGTGACTGGGAGCAGTGGGAATACAATATAAGGCCTTACAGTGAATACCACGAGATCTATCCAGATCTGTTACATATCTACTGTGAGTTTGAACCCTCATGGCAGGCCGCGAGTCGGTTAGATCTAGATCAATTGGGAGCACCCTATATAGTCGATAAAGGGGAGTATGAGCATACGATATCAGAGTGGACCGTTAACTATATCATCAACGACTTAAAGGATTAACAATGAATATCCCGACATTACCCGGATCGTTTGCCTTGTTGGCTGTAGGCCTGATATTTCTCATCGTAGTCGTTATCATTCTGAGGAAACGATACTGGATCATTTTGAGAAAGCGCAAAAAGCCAATCAGGTGGATAAGGTAACCTATCGGGTTGATCTGTCCACAGGAATAGGCCTTGTTTTGCTAGAGGCTCTAAAGCCTTTAGTAAATACAAGTCCCTTGTATAACAGCCTGTTAAACTCACATACATGTGAGCCTATTAGCATATTATTAAAAGGGAATCAAGGTTATTTCGTCTACAACGCGATAGTCTTTGTCCAGAAAGGCATGAATTGCACACCAAAACGTTTCTGGTCTGTCGGGTCTGCCCACCCAAGCATGGCGTTGAAAGGTATTTTTTGGCTTAGGGCGCTCTTGGTTGCTATGACCGTCTTCAATATGATTATGCGCCCAATATCCTCTACGCCCCGTATTTTTATTTGGGGGTATCCAACGCTCCCAGACAGTAATAGGCTTTAATGTCATCTTCATAATCAAAATTTTGGTTGTGCCCCTCACCATTCCTGTAGGGGCTCTCCTTGTGGGAGCTCGACCAATTCAAATTTGGCCTGTTATCGGATATGACGATCCCGGTGGCGGTCATTACTCGCCTAGATCGGCAGCCGATATTTACAGTGGCCAGGCGCTACGCTGGCTCCGATAAGCCGCGTTACTCATCAGTCACTCTATGCGGGAGTCGAACCCGCTTCTCTAAATTCCCAGATAGCAAGTCTAGGCAATTTTAGTGCGATTCCGTTTCGCCAATAAGGTGCGTGTCTGCTTTCCACGCTGCACTGTAAACTGTATAGGCAATTATTCGATAGTAGCGATATATAAGCACCATTATCACACTTTGTCAATCCTGGGTGATAAATAGTTGGGCGAAAAGTTTCCGCCCAACTCGCCCAAGATGGTTTGTATCTGTATGTGGGCCCGCATTAGGTGTGTTTGGTATGCAGTTCTCGATATACGCAGCTTTTCTGCCTTTAATTGTTGATCTCCAGGTCTCGTATATTCGTATATAATGACAAAGTAATATTTGATTTTCTTGTCTTGCGTCCCCCACTGCGCGACGGTTTTATCGATAGTTTCGTATATGGGAAAGCTGGGTTCGTATCGCGGACCCTGCCCTCTGATAAAAGCAGGATTAGCTCGGGGATCGGTCTCTTTAATCCGTCCCCCTTCACAGTTGGGACATGGGATAAATGCCTGCCCCATACCTCCCACAGCGTCCAATCTCGCCTTTCCTGTCCCATTGCACACTGTACACTTAGCGGACGGCATATGGTCTCTCAACTGGCCTAAGATGGTTCTATAAGGCCATCCTGTCCCCCATCCGTTACGGTAGCCACAGCGCCATTTTGCCCAGCCGTCCAGGTATTCTCGAATGTCTTTCGTCTCGATCATACATCACTCCAATGCTTACAGGTGTGTTTATCCCGTCTCGGATAGTCCGCTATGTTCTTGGTACAGCCCCACACTCCTAGTATGAGCTTGGATTTCTTACAGGCACCACAGCCTACTTGGTAAAACTGTTTCTTTTCCAAGGCGGCTTGGGGTTTGAGTAGGTGATTTTGTGTCATAATTTCACCTAATACCCTTTCCTTTCTTTCACAACAGTAAATCCGCCTGAATCCTTTCTCAGTTTCGGCAGAACAAAAATACCGTCTTTAATCTTTTTTTCTAGCATCACTGCGCACTGATCACTACAGGCCGTGGGTAAATCATCTGGGCAGGCTTCTTCATGGGCGTAACTTCCATGATATGACCATGAGTCCTGCCATATATCTTCTTGCCCGCAGATATCACAATGCCAAACACGTCTATGCTCTAATCGCCTGGCTAATGTCATAATTTCACCATGGTCCTGTGATTTCCCCGTGGTTCATCATAGATAACCCATACTCAGCCTTGAATACTTTTCCGCATTTACTGCAAGGCCAAGTCACAAGCCCGTTGTCATCTCTCGGCTGCAAATCTGACCCACGGAAAACATGACGGCAAAGCCTTTGCTTAATGAACCGCTTTATATTTACAAGCTTCATAATTTCACCTTTGGCCTCACTTGTGCACAAAATCTACGTGACTCCCCATCGGGATAGACCACATAGGCCAGTTCTTTCCCCTCTGGACAATCCCCGTCATTGAAACTCAGATAAAAGGGTCGGAGATCGGTCAATTCCTTATCATTCCAGGTCAGGCCTAGCCAGAAATTGAAGGCAAAGACAAGGCCAAGGACTAGCCCTATCCCTAGGTCATTAACATGAAGAGGATACATGCGCTTGGGTTTTAGGGGAGTGTCCATTAATTACAATCCACTCTAAGATTCGTCCACATCGCCTCCCAGTGCGTTATGTCCTTCCCCGTTATTCTGTTGTATGTGTCTGATTCGACCTTTGATTGATAGACCCAAATACCAAGACCAAGTGATATAAAAACAACTGTAACAATAGTTAATGTTATCCAGATTTTGGTTTCTTCTTTCATTATCTAGTCCTCATCTATGCCATGTGATTTCAGGAAAGCCTTTGCTTTTCTCCCTTCTTCCTTGAGATTTGCATAGGTCCATTTAAGGTCTGTCAGTGTTTTTAGGATAGCCACAGACATGTCCGCCTCTTCTTGCCAGCTCGGGGCTTTTACTCTTGCCTTTTCTGTGTACCATTCAGCCTCTCTTTCCATATATTTGATCTGGGCCTCCAGGTCTGTATCCTTGCTAGCATTGCTTTTGCCTGTCACACGTCTTTCTATCGCCTGCCAGGTTGGTTCGTATTCTGGCCAATCTTGTTCTACAACGACACATTTAAACGTTGGCTTTTCTTCCAATAACCTGCCATCCCGGATATTGCCGGCAATAAAATCGAGTAGTTTCCGCCTGTCATCATCCAGATACTTTTCAATATCCGTCAACTTCAATACGATGTATCTGTTTTCACGTTTGAATTGTTTGCTCATTGTCATGCTCGCTTTTGTTTTATCGGTTTAGAATATCCTTTATAGATATCCCATGCCTTTTCCATCAACCAGGAATGCCAAGGAAATCCTAGGCTCCCTCTCGCTGTTTCAGCGTGATAAAGATAAGTCAGGATCGATTGCCTAATACCTCTTGGGTCTGATTTTGCTGAGTATACCCCGCGCTCTTGCATCCGCTCCTGCATAAAGTCTAATACGTCATCACGATAAATATTGATCCGGTGGCGCATAAAATAAACATACAGCCTTCGCGCTCTGCGGAATCTCTTGTTAAGAGATCGGTGTTGCTGTCTGTCTTTTTTTAGGTCAATCATTTCATTGCCCTATCCAATAACTCCAGTTCAGTAGTAAAATAGTCCTGTAGGTTTTCCAATTCGTCCAAGGTGAATTTCTTGGGTTGTCGTTTTAACTGTAAGATTCTCTCGTATTCTTCTAGTCCGATTTCCTTGATCAGTTTCATGACAAAGACCTCGTAGTTCCCACCTCTACCAATGTTACATGACTGACACTGCGGTTTAATAATCTTGGATTCAAACAAGATAGCATTGGTTCTGCCTCCAATCCCATGACCGGCTTGTAACTCTTTCCAGAGTTTCACTGTTCCACAGGTGTAACATTTGGCATAGCCATTTTGGTCTGCTGCGGATTGTCTGATGTACAGAGAACACAGTTTCCAGCAGTTGTCCTTGAGCTTTTTCAGTTCAGATTTCATATGCGCTCAGGGTAGCTCATTGTCTAAAGTCCTCACTCCAGTTCACACCTAGATGACTGCCCCACACGTAGAGCTGTTCGATCAAGTCGGCCATCTGCATTTTATTCAGCTCTGATGTGCGCTTGATCTTGAATTTCCACTTGATTACCCCTTTCATTTCATCGGGCAGATAACCGATGTGTTTTGCTACCTCTCCCACCATTGCATGAAACTTGTCATTCTGTAGGCCTGAACGTCTGGGGCGATAGGGCCGGTAGACACACTCCATCTTGGGCTTATCCGGGGTATTCAGGATAGCCTCAGCGGCGAGAGCGCGTTGCTTCTCAGTGAAGAGAGGGTAGGTTTTCATTTGACTTCTTCAAAACTTGCACGGTCCTCAAACATGGGGCCCTCATTATCATCAATGAATTGTGGGGCTGGATCTTCACGATCATGAGGGTTGCTCTGCTGATATATTTTCCCAACAGTAAACTCTCCATGACAGTAAATGTGCTTTTCTACAAACCCCAAAAACCGCCACCCTGTTTGGGGTTCTTCTCCCCCAAGAAAAGGCTTGTAATCTTTCATGATTCGTTTAAACGCTGCTTTGATACATTCTTTCTTTTCATCAGAGAGAGGAAGTAGTTTGACCTTTTCGCTTATTTCAGGCTCTTCCTTCACCACTTCCGTGGTCGGTGTCACGATGTCGTTAGGCACAAGCCTAGCGAAGGGGTGTTCGTAGTCTATGGGTCGGTTCATTGTTACCTCCTCAATCTGTCTTTCGTTTCTGCCAAAAGCGTTAAGTTTCTCTTGCGTTGTGCCTCATAGGCCTTACGTTGCTTGTGATAGACCTGAATCATATGTTTAACGCCTTCCTGATCGGGGTACTCTTCAATGTAAGGCTGTATCACTTTTATGCATTCCTCTGGGCTCTTGCCTTCCAAGAGACAATCGTTGTATTTCTCCTCGATCTTTCTGGGCATGAGTTTGTAAACCATGTTTGCATATCTCCGGCCCTTTCCCAAGATACCCCTAAAGGCAGAGCTTGGTACTTAGGTCCCCTATAATCCCATTATCCATACCTGTTAAGGCATCTTGGTCGGGGCTGACGGCCGGTAGGTCAGAACTCCCCTCTTGATTAACTACCGGTGTTTTACTTGCTTTCGGTCGGCAAGAGGGTTCTTGATCTCGGACAAAACCCTGTTAAAAAACGTCGTGATCATAACCACGAATGAATTTTCCTATGACAACCCCGACAAAGCGGGATGATGTTTAAATAGTGGTTTGTGCCACCGTTTTGTATTTCTACGATGTGGTGCCTATCTACTGCTTGCTCCTGGCAAACAAAGCAATTTGATTTCTTCGCTAAGTCCTTATGAAAATGCTTATTAAATTTACCTCTTTTCTCTTTCCTAACAGCATATTCTGGACGCTTTGCATTAAATGCTGAAAAATTTCTGAGAAGCGATAGTTTTTTCTCTGGTTCACTGCATTTGCCATTACAAACGCGTCGGCATAGCTTGCAATCAACAATGTTGAACTGCGACCAAAACAGCTCCAGATATTTGACAGGACTGCTAGGCTTGGAAGCAAAATAAGCTTCTGCGTCCTCTCTGTTTTCTATTTTTTGCCACTTTCTCATAAATGCCAGACTTTTAACGTTGCGCGTCAACGTACTTGAACAATGACCACATTTTCCAGGTCGTTGCCCGTAATTGTTCTATTCTCCGTTTCTGTGACTTAATCGTGGCTGCACGCTGTGCCAATTGGGCACGCAGGCTGACAACCTCTTTCTCAAGCTTGCTCATGAATTTGTACTCGCTCTGCTGTCCGTTCCCATTTGGGTGACGGGCACAGATAATCCTGTACATGTTTCGTGTGCAATGAGTCATGATGGATAAAGGTAACAGTGCGGCATTGGCGCCGGCGTGCTTGTTGCTGGTGGGCAACATTCATATATTTGACGTGGTCCCAGTTTTTACCAATAATCCACGCCGGTTTTTCAAAATATTTCCCACATCCACAAGCGCATTTTTTCTTTAACCGGGTTGATGACTGTGTTTTGCCCTGGCGTTCGTTATAATGGGCCTTAGCGCAGGCAGGAGAGCAATACCGTTGCCGTTTCCAGTTGATGTGTGAATAGTCCTCACGATAGAACGGCATATTGCAAGGCGGATAGGCACAGAACTTAAACTCAGGAATAGATTCAGCCATGGAATAACCCCTTTATTTTCTTACAGCACCACCGACATAAGCAGAAACCGAGACAGCTCAGCCCCATGATGATCAATATCCAGCCGGCTAGGATTTTCAGGATCATGTCGGGGTCAAAGGCCTCCAGAAATTCAATGCTAGGCATGGTCTTTCCTAGCTAATTGCTCATCGAAACTATTGAGTAATTCAGCCAATTGCTCGGCTTCACCCGCACCGATGATGGGGCCGTAATGGATAGGACGCATCCCGTCATCACGTCCTTGCATATCCCAGATAGAGAAGACCTTAGCCCTGGCGGCAGTACTGTGATCTTCTTGGACTTGGAATCTAGCCATATAACCCCCTTGAGTTATTGAATCCCTGATCACAATAAGGAATACTCATTGGACTGACCTTGAGGGATTGGGTAAAAAAGACCCCAGCCACATAGCCGGGGACAAAGGGAGGATAATCATGTCAGTCATAGAAAAACCTCAAAAGCTGCGTTGTCGTGAAATCACCGCGCCCTGCTTTGACCAATCCAGTGATCAGTTTCTTTTGCGGCGTCTTGCGTTTGGTCACGAGCCACAACCGGATGTATTCGTGGGTTGTGCCGGCCCGGGTAGCGAATTTCTTTCTATCGGCTAACGCTAATGAACTGTAATAACTACGAAAATCGAATTTAGATTTAGACATGCACCTATGTACCATGGAGGTTCATAAATGTCAATAGCAGGACAATATTGGGGAATACCCATGGAGGAAACAAAGGATTATGCTCGCGCTCCCATGGATATAGCAGAAATAAGACGAAAAAATCTCATGTATCTTATCCAAACAGAATATGACGGCATTGCCCGTCAGTTTGGACTCGACGCTGAACTAGACCCTAGCTACGTCTCCCGTCTGTTTACCGATAAGCCAGCCTCTAGGCGTACTGTGGGCAGCAAACTCGCTCGCAAGATAGAAACTGCCATTGGTAAGCCGAAAGGCTGGCTTGATAGTCCTCAGTGGGTGACAGAGCATGATGAAGACACGCTCTTGGTTAGTATTATTCAGGCTGTTGAAAACTCCACTAAAGACGTGGAATTAACCTCCGAGAAGAAAGCAGAATTGATCGCATCGTTGTATAAGTTGATCAGCAAGAAACGCCCCACTTCATAACGACAAGCGCTGTCAGTACGGAAATTAGCGCATAACGCAGTAATTCACCCCACCGTAGAAATTCTGCCTTTTTTTTACCCTCCTTGATAATTTCTTCTACTTCCTTTTTTACGTCTTCCACTATCGGCTCCTCCTTTCGTGGCTCAAATTATTACCATATGCCCATAATTTGATTTGCGCAAGTATAAAATATTGACAAAAGGATATTGACAGATATGAACCTCTGTGGTACATATAGGGGTAGTGATGGTGATTTGTAGTTCCTGGCCTGGCGTTAAAGGCGAGAGTCAGCGCGGTAATCACCATCACTAGCGTGAACCGGTGGTGGAAGGCCCGAACGTAGCAGGCGATCAGCCCCAGTGGATTCACTCTCTCGACAGTTACGGACTTCGGAGACGCTCCGAGAGAGTTCCTGCAAGACTGGATCCAGGCAACTGGCCACCATCGGGGATCGCCCAGTTTATATAAGTGCCCGCCCCTCAACTGAACAGGGGCCAATCTGACAAAAGGGGGTGATCGAAATGCGAGGCGATTTACCGAAAGGCCTCTGGCAGTGAAAGAATTTATGACACAACCCGGTATCAAGTGGTGTGCAAACCTTTAATCGATGATGAGAATCGATAATGGGATACCGGGGGGTGTCACCCCTATAGGAGAGAGTGATGAACATGAATGATTTGATGGATCGCGGTAACAAGCTTGCGGAGAAATATTCGGTTGATGAGCTTAAGAGTGCATTAAAGGATGCCCTTGCCATTGATGATAATGACGAAAGACTATCATTGCAATGGGCATTAAAGCAAAAAACTGGGACCAAGGATGGGTATGCTTTTACTAAAGAGCAAGAAAGTAATCTAAATAAGAAACTTTCTATATAGGAGAGAGTGATGGATTTAGGCAGCGCAATAAAATTATGCCGCATAAGCCATAATATGAAGCAGGCACAGCTTGGTGAAATTGCTGATTGCGATGTTGCCTCTATCTCCCTAATCGAATGCAATAAACGTGACCCCAGTCTTTCTATGCTTATCAGTATTTCTAAAGCATTGGAAATGCCATTGAGTCTTTTGATATTCCTTGCATCCGATGAAACAGACCTAGCAGAAATTGATAAAGACACGATTGAGAAATTATCGTTTTCTGCCTTGAGATTAATAAAGCGAGGATCTGACCATGGACCCTAACCAACAAGCCGCCTGTGATTACGATCTGTTGTCGCAAAAGGCCAGGCGCATCGCTGAGGAAGTCGCGGAACGTGCTGATGACCGTTTCCAATTCTTGGACAACCAAGATCTGGAAAGGGCGGCCAAGAACGCCACAGTCATTACAGCACTCGGGCTGCGAAAGGCGATCCTTGAAATGAAAGCCGCCGAGAAAAGACACGATCCTGATGCCATGAGGCAAGCACAAATAGACCTTGCGCGTCTCGTGGTGGCGATGTTTTTCAGTTATTACGCTGAGGACGAGGAAGACTCAGTATTGCAGCATCCTCTCTTTGCTGGGCCAACACAAACACCGGGGTGAGATAATTATGTTTGTAGTTTTCATACTCACAAAAGAAATAGAAATATCTGTAGGTGGGGCAGTGCCAGAAACAACTGTAACTGTTCCACTAAGATACGGTGACGGAATGATTGGCGCTCTACCAGTCTTTGAAACATTAGAGCAAGCAGAAGCTTACTCAGAGGGGAAATATCAGATCGAGGAAATACAAGCCGTATATCCAATTTGAGATTATCGGAGGCACCATGACCTACACCCAGCACTGCCGGCACTGGTTACTCAGCCAACACATTGACTGCTTGGCAAGAAAGGTCAGGCGCGCCCAGAAACGGAATGACAGGAAAGCACAGGAAGCGGCACAGCAAGACTATGCCGACAGACAGAGACAGTTATTGCATATGAGGCAAGAGTGATGACAGACATGAAATATAATATTTCATATAGAGAAGCAATGGAGCTTTACAAAAAGTATCCCAAAAAGGGTGGCAATTTATATGAAGAGCGCGATATTGATGGGCAAGGCCAGTTTTATACTGACCATGTTATGGCTATGACCTCAGAAGACTTACGGTCGAAGTCGATGATAGCGGCAGAACTCGCTTATAGAGATATTGTTATTGCTCAAGCGTTTGATGACGTAGAAACCTTCTATAAGGAAGCCGAACGATTGAAAAACAAAGTTGAAGAACTGGCAATGGAGCTGGCCCAGGCCCAGAAAATTGCCTTGGATGGACCACAGTGAACAATAACGCACCCCGCCCTAGTGGCGGGGCATAACAAGGGGTAAAACAGGAGAGAATCTATGTTCAATAAGCCAATTCTTAGTACCGACCTAAAGCACCCAGGCGTATTACGCCGTGATCTGAACACCCTTGGTCATGAAAATAAGTATCTATCTGATCGAGTTACTGTGCTGGAAAAGCAGCTCAAATTATTATTGGTGCATCTTTCACTGGAA